GACCTCGATAAACTTTTCCATCGCAGGCGCAGACTTGCCTGCCATCTCGAGCAGCTCCTGGCGCAGCGGTGAACCTGCACGCTGCAGGTCGGCAACCGCCCCCGCCAGACCATTGATGCTGCTCGCTGCCGTCGCAGCATCAATCCCGAACTTTTCCATCTGCCGCACAGCATCGCGAAACTGCCCAGGGTTGACGCCGATGTTGCGTGCTGCGATGCCGATGTTGCGAAGGTCCTCGGCATATTTCTGGATGACAGAGAACTGCCGCTGCATTTCGTAGCCGACCAGGCCGATGGCAGCTCCAGCTGCACCGAGGCCAGTCTTGAACGAAAACAGCCGTTGCGTGGCGTTGCCAAGTTCACCACCGAGCTGCTTGCTCAGGCGCGACAGCTCACTGGTTTCGCGCTTGATCTTTTCCGTCGCCTGGCCGCCCTGGCCCTGGGACAGCCCCTGCAGCTCCTGGCGCAGCTTCGCCAGGCCCTGCGAGGCGTTGTCAACCAGGTTGACGGTTAACAGCAGTTCTTCGCGTTCAGTGGGCATGCCTACTCATCACTGACGGGTTGATTGGCCCGATCTACTTGGCCGGTGCGCACCATGTGCAGCGTCACCTCGCTCAACGGCATGGCGAGGAAGATTTCAGGGCTGACGTGGTAGTGACGCGCCAGGCGGTAGCAATCGAGAATGATGTCGTTCTCGCTGCCTACCAGGCCGTCAGATCGGGCAAGAAAAAACGGCGCAGCTTGTAGGCTGCGGTGTTCCAGTCGCGCGTGTCCATCTGTTCGATGAACGGCACCAGGATGCCAGACAGAGCTGCAATCATGTACGTCATCTTGCGCTCGTCGTGCACCACATCACCTTCGGCATTGAAGCGCACTGGGTTGCCGTAGCGGTTGATGTCGAGTGCCTTCGGCTCACGCAAGGTGATTTCCTTTAGCAGCTCACCCTTGTCATTGTGGATCGGCCGCAGCAGCTTGACGACGAGTGGCCATTGGTCAGCGTCAAGCGGCGGCAGCTCAGCAGGGGAAGGCTCGATGGTCGGCGGCGGCGTAGCGCGTGCCGTTGCTGGCTGGGCCTTCTCCTTGTCAGGTGCTGGTGCTGCCACCTGCTCTGGCTCTGCAGGCGGCGGCATGGTGGGAGGTGTGTCGTTGCGGAAGCCTTCACGCTGCTGGGTCCGTCCGTTGTTCACTGGAGCCTCCGTGTTAGATCGAGATTTCCTCGCAGGTCACGCCTTCCCAACGAACACGCGCCTGGCCGTCGCGTGAGTTGTTTTCGAGGCCGCCTTTGCAGGTGGCCCCGATCAGCGTGTACTGCATGTGGTTGGCGAGCTGTGCCACCACGGTGACGTCGGTCTGCGCCACCAGGTCCTCCAGGTAGAAGCCCGGCATCGTTGAAATGTCTGCTTCGATGTATGGCACGCGCGGCAGCTCCTGGTAGCCGTGCACACCATCCTGGCCAGCGAGCATGGTGCGCTCGACTGGTGATGGCGACACGGTGAAATTGCCGCGCAGTGCCAGCTGCTGCCCATCGACCGTCAAGAAGGCGATGCCAGCGATTCTCTCTGCCATTGTCGTTACTCCTCAGTGAGTGGTGATGGTGCCGCTAGAGCTGCGAAGCGGCGTTGAACGGCGGCTGGTTGGGGCCGATGATTTCAACGTCAATGCCCCGGTCGTACTGCAGCCTGAACTGCGCCAGCACCGAGAAGATGCGCAGCTGATTGATCAGGTCCGGGGGATACAGGACGTTGATGCGGTTCGGGTTGTTCGGATCGCGCTCGACCAGGAGGTGGCGCTTAAAGTTTTTCAGGTCCTCCACCAGGCCGTTGAACATGTCGATTTGATATTGCGCGATCAGCTCAGCCTTGATGATGCCAGGAGTGACGACGACCTGGCCGGGGCCGAACCTGGTGCCATCATTCGCCAGCTTGTGCCTGGGGAATTTCTTGGTGATGGCGTGCCGCTGATTGCGCAGTAGCTTGGCGAGGGTCGCAAGCGTGGTCACCAGTTCATACGCATCATCTGTCTGCTCGTAGATGTTGAACTGGTAGGTCGTTTGCTCGCGGGCAATCATCGGCTGGTTGTCCCCGCCGAGCTTCTGAATCGCCAGGCCGTTGCTGGCCAGGCTGTTCAGCTCAACGAAATCAAACCGGAAGCCGATTGGTGCAGCCTTGATCTTGTTGAGCGTCAAGGCTTGCAGCGGCCTGGCCGGATCGTTGACCAGGGCACGCTGAGCCTTTGCAGTGTAAGCCGCCGCCCACTCAAACGTAGGCGAGGGGCTGAACTGCTCCACTGCCATGATCGACTCGACGCCGCTGTTCTGACCAGCACCAAACGTGATCAGGGCGTTGTAGCCAGTGTCGCCACCGCTGCCGCGCTTGGCTGAGAACACATGGCCAAACAGCTGGCGCTGCCAGCCCCAGCGGCCCTGGTCGGTAAAGCCAAATTCCTGATCCCAGTCGAACAGGGACTGCGGATCGGCATATGGCATCGCGACGAACTCGAAAGGCTCCTCGCCCAGGTTGAGGATCGCGGCGTCGAAATCCGGCTGACCAGCTCCACCAGCCAGGAAGCCGCCGACCGGCAGCTGCAGGTCCAGGCCAGTCGGTGTGCGCTGGCCACCACGCGCGCCGAAATAGTTGAGCGTAACGGCGATTTCATTCGCGTTGATGCTCTTGAAGCTGGACGTGAGGGTGACAGCCGTTGCCGTGGCAGATGCTGTCACCGGCAAGGTGGCATCGTCGTTGATGGCAGCCGCGATTGCAGCTGCAGTGTTGGCCGAGGTGTCAGACGAGCCGACATTCACCGGCACATATGTTCCGGCAATGTAGAGGTGGATCGTGCCCGCCTCAGTGGCTGGCGTTGCCACAGTGATGGTGCCGGTCGAAGGGCTGCTACCAACTGGCTCAGAAATCGGCAGGCCCCACACCTCGTTCGCAAAATTGTTTGCGAAGTAGGCACGGAACATGCGCGCCAGCTCACTGTCCATGCCGAAGGCTTCATCGGCTTGGGTCTGGCTGCCAATCGGGATCGCGATGTCGGGAGTGGCAAGGCCATCACCAGTCATGACGCCGACCAGCAAGGCACGCAGGTTGATGCTCGGAAGCCCCGCCATGCTCGGATCAACTTCGACCCAGTACAGTGGGACTTTGATATTCGCGGGAATGTTGGCGAAGGAAATGGGCATGGTCGTTGCTCCTGGTGTTGATCAAGAAAAAAGGCGCTGCGGTTAGGCAGCGCCCTTGGGTTCGTCATCGCGAGGCCTACTGCCTCGCTTTTGTTTTGGTGGCCCGCCTTCCAGTGTCACCCCACCGTCAGCCAGGCGGCGCTTGGTGAAACGATCATTCGGCCATTCCGCACCGCCTTCGGCGAGGAAGGCCATGCCGTTGGGATGCTTCAGCACGCGCCGAAGGTCCTCATTGGCTGGCACCACACGCACTGAGCTGGGCGGCCGGTTGGCCTTGCGCCTGGCGATGCGTTCCAGCTGGTGCTTCTTGCGCTCCGACAGCTGCCGATCTGCACGCTGTGGAGTGCGAATATTCACGTCAACCATGTTGCCGTTCCTTTCGTTTGCTTGCTGCCCCTTCCAGAACCAGGTCGAGGCCGACCTGCTTGCGCTGGGCCATCTCCTCCTCCGTCTCACCGATCTTGATGCCGGTGCGGACATTGATTTCGAGCAGGTCATCAGTGATGACAGGCTCAAAATAGGTGCGCGTGTTGACCTGCATCTGGTACTGCAGCTCGACGGTCGGAGTTTCGTTGTTCAACCCGGTCACACCAAACACGGTTCGGCGCTGACCACGTTCGATGCTTTCGACCCTGGTGTTGCCAGGGTTCTGCATGCCGGTGTGCGGGTTGAAGGTGTCCAGCATGTTCATGACGTACTGATCGCAAAACAGGCGATCCATGATGTGCCAGAACACCCGGTCGACGACGCGCTCGCCTTCTGCATCATCATTGCGCGAAATCATCACCGAGAAGCTGATGCGCGCCGAATGCATGAAGCCAATCATGCCGTGGTTGCCCTGGCCATCCGGCACCATGGTTTCGTCACCCAGGTAGATGCCGAGGTACGGCAGATGCTCAGGCTGTATCTGCAGCATCGGTGTCTTGCGCTTGGTCCATTTCTCGAAGAACGGATCAGCCTTCAGCGTGTCGAAAAACACGTCGCGGATGATCAGCGAATAGCTCTGCTCGGTGTCAGTTGCCATCCTTGGTTTCCACCTTGCGAATGGTCAGCATCATCTGGCCGCCGCCATCGTCAGAGCTGTCGATGATCTGGTAAGTGCCCTTCGGCGTTTCGTTGCAATCCATTGGAATGATCACCTGGTCATTCTGCAGCGGCAGCACAGCGAACTCGTTGATGCGAATGTCGAGGATGGTGCGCTGGTCCGAATAGATCGAACCGTCTTCGGCTGGCACGTCCAGCGAATAGGTGTTGAGGATGCCGCGCCCTGCGTACTCAGGCATGCCTGGCTGTGATGCCAGCGGCACGAACGTGCACGGCACGGCGTAGAAATCGAACACTGGTGATTGCAGCAGCACGCTCAGGTTCACTGGCATGGTGTGCAGCTCACTTCGGCCATTTCAAAACCTCCTGAGCGAAGCTGGTCATTCGCTCGTACAGCTTGTCCTGCAGGACCTTGCGCAGGATCGGCTTGCGAGTGCCGACCACGCGCGGCGCGCGGGCATGCTTTGGACTGGCAGAAAACTTTTTCGGCTGGTGCTCCTTCGGCGCGATGATGCGCGGAATTGGAACGATGCCCTTTAGCTTCATTTCACGGATGCGAGCGCGGCGAGCTCTGGCACGCCACTGGGCCTCACTGCGCTTCCTGCCGCGCGGCTGCAGCAGCGTGAACACGCGCTGCTCCTTGGCACCACCGTAGCGGCTGGTGCGTGACCATGGCTTGCGGCGGTTCAGGTCCTCGCCCTGCCAGGCCATGAACTCGTCCTGCCAGTCCTGCTCTCGAAACACCGAATAGCGGCGTTCCAGCAGGTCGAATTTCTTGAGCAGCGGGTCGAGGCCGTCCAGATGAAAGCTAAACATAGAGGCGCGTGTATTTGTAAAGCAGCGCGTTGACTGTCTCACCCATGGCCTTGATCGGTGAGCCACCGGAGTCACTGCTGCCTGAAGGAGCATCGAAAAACTGCACGCGGGTTTCGCGATGCGCGATTGATTTGATGCCGCTCACAGCTTCACGCGCCCCCTGGACGCGGGCGCTCTGAATCATCAGCAGTGCTGCCTGCTTGAGTGCAGGAGGTGCTTCGGCTGGCAGATTGTAGCCGCCCGTGTAGATCACCTGCACCGGCTCAGCATAGCTGCCGAACAGCAGCAGCTTGCCTTCCGCATTGTCCAGTTCCCAGCTGCCGGTTTCGGCCAGCCCTGGAGCCAGGATCGTTTCGATGTCCTCGTCCTTGGCGACTGGGTAGCGCGTCAAGTAGATGCGATTGCAGTCCAACACTGGCGTGTTGCCGCGCCAGATTTCGCGCACCTTCTCCTTGCCGAACACGCGATTGCACATGGTGGCAATCGTGTCGCTGTACTGGTCGATCAAAGCCTGCAGCTGCACGTCCTGTGAGGTGTCGGTGATTCCGAAATAGCCCTTCACCTCAGCCAGTGTCAGCAGCGCGTAGCTGCTGGCAGGCGTCAGGATTTTCACCGTTATGTCGGCCATCAGCGAGTCTCGATCTGGTACTGCTCGAACAGCTCACGCAGCTCCATGGCAGGTGCTTCACTGCCATCTGTCATCACTGCGAAAACCTGGAATTCGTCACGATCAACGCGCCAGCTTGCAATGGCAGGAGCTGCTGGACCTGGTTGGCCGCGTGCACCTGGTGCTCCAGGATCACCCTTCGGCCCTTGCCCCCCTCGGCGGCCTTGGCGCGCAATCATCTGCCAGCCATCACCTGGGCACGGACCTGGCTTGTCACGCACTGCGATGAAGCTGCCACCGTCACTGGCCACGATGTCCAGGCAGCGATACTCAGCCGCCTCGGCATAGAGGCCCTTCACCTCTGGCCACTTGGCATCACGCCCATTGCGACCGGCTGCAGCCAGCAAGGTCCAGCTGTCAGATGGCGGTTGCGTTGCGGTGTCGCGCTTGGCCTGGAAGGTGCAGCCATCCCAGGTGACCACGTCACCACGATAGTGCACCTCACCAGGTGCGAAGGCCTTGGCCTGTGGCAGCACACCAGGTGTGCCGTCCTTGCCAGGCTCACCGTTCTGCCCTGGTGCTCCAGGCTCACCTTGCGGACCTGGTGGCCCTTGCTCCCCAGCATGGCCTGGTGGTCCAGGCTCACCAGGTGGCCCTTGCGGTCCAGGCTCACCTGGCTGAGCTGGTGGCCCAGGAGGCCCTGCAGGACCAGGCGGGCCTTGCTCACCAGGTGGCCCTTGCTCACCTGGCTGAGCCGGTTCGGCAGGCTGGCCAGGCTCCCCGGCAGGACCTGGAGGCCCAGGTTCGCCCTGCGGCCCCTGCTCCCCTGGCTTGCCTGGCTCGCCCTGCGATCCTGCTGGCCCTGCAGGACCTGGTGCCCCTGGTTCGCCGTTCTGCACAGCGGCCATGCGCACCTGGACAGTCTCAAGCATGGTGCCTCTGAACTGCAGCACCTCGGCCTTCAGCTCCGCGATCACCTGAGCTGCTTGTGCCTGGATCAGTTCACGCTCGCGCTGCCACTGCGCGCGCTCAGTTGCCAGCACCTCAGCCAGGGCTTCGCGCCAGGCTTCAAGCAGACAATCGGCGGCGGCCGATGCGGGCAGCGGAGGCAAGGAGGTTTCGTGCTTCCCGTTGGATGTCATCGCGGCGTTCCTTCTCAGGAGGAGGAGCTGCATCGCCAGATGCTTCAGCTGGAGGAGCTGCAGGCGGTGCACCAGGTCCAGGAGCTGACGGAATGCCTGCAGCTGCGGAGAGCGGCACCACCTGCTGCTGCACGCGCGGCTCGTCGCCAAATTCCACGCTGTCAAAGCCTTCGGCGTTGCGTGCTTCGTTGGGGGCGAAGATCCCGCCCTGCACGCCACGCGCCAGGGCCTCGATGCGATCCCGCATGGCACTGCGCAGCAGAGCTGCAGTGTCAAACTCCAGGTATTCGTCAGGCTGGCCGTATAACTGAAACAGCAGGCCGAAAGCCTCCTCGATGTGATTGAGCGCGAAGCCAAGGCCGGTCGAAATCCAGGCCTGCATCAAGGCCTCGGTGGTGTTGAAGCCAGAGCTGCCCAGGCCCAGCACCTGCAGCGGAATGCGATACGCCAGCGCGATATTGTCATTCGACAGCTTGAGCATTTCGGCTGTCGCTGCATCCTTGCCGCCATAGGACCAGGGCTGCACCTTCAGGCCTGCAGTGAGGATCGGCGTGCCGCCCTGGTGCAGGCCTGCAGCCTGCTCATTCCAACGATCACGCAGGTGCTGCACGTCATCCTTGTCCAGCACTAGGTCGGTCGATAGCACTGCCGAAGGCCTGGCCTGGTTGGCATAGAACTGCATCTGCTGCTTGGCGATGGCGCTGGTCACGGCCATGTCGTCATAGGCAGCGACGACAGGCGACTCTCCCACCAGCGGCTGCGGGTAGCGGTGGCGCGTGGTGTGCAGTCTGATGTGCAGCACATCACGTTGCGGCACGATGAGCTGGTAGCCGTTGAGGCGCTTGTCGATCACGTCATTGCCGCCGAGCTGGTAGAACACGTCACCTGTCTCGGCCACCAGTGGCGCGCACTGGTCCGAGTTCATCAGGTGCAGCTCATCAATCTCGAAACGGGAATTGCGGAGTGCGAGAGCGTATGCGTTGCCTTCGCTGTACAGCCAGCGCGTAGCGTTGAGCATGAAATCCGAAATGCTCTGATACAAATTCGGCTTGCGCAGAATGCGCGACAGTGCCGAGGTGGCCACGCGATCTCGGCCGCCCTTCTCGTTGGCGCGCCAGTGATCGCCTGGGCACATCGCCACGGTCTGGCTGTAGGCCGACACGCAGGCCTCCACCATGGCCGAGCGCGGCCCGTAGGTGGGGCTGATGCCGAGCTGCCACCAATTCCAGGGCGAACCAGCGGGCAGCACGCCACCTGTCACCGGCAAGAAATACGGCCCAGGGTGCGGGACACCCTCGGCTGCCTTGCCGATCAGCAGGCGTGCTGCCGCCCTGGTCAACCAGTTCAGCGGACTCATGCTGCTGGAGTGGCTGCCCTGGTTTGATAGTTGCCGCGACCGCGCTTGTCAGCTTCGCTCTGCTTGGTCTGCGGCCCGTTTCCAGGCGGTGAACCATCTGGCTCGTGCTCCATGATGTGTTCACCACAAGCAGCGCGGTCGTTCTCCTCCTGCGTCGGCGTCGGCTTGGCAGCAGCAACAGCTTCACGCTGCTCTGCCGTCGCCTTGGCGTGCTCCTCGCGGCGCTTCTTTTCGTCCTCGTACAGCTTCTTCGCAGCTTCGTTCTGGTCGGCCATTGGAGTCTCCTTGGTTGAAGGTCAAAAGGTGGTGACGTTTTTTCTGATTTGGAAAAGGAAGGCGACCAGGGTTTGTGTTGGGTCGCCTTCCCCAGGTGCCTGGCAGCTGCCCGGACCCGAACCAGCTGCCGTGGCCCTTACCAGGTAACGCCCTGGACCCAGGCGACGGTGCCAGTGCGCTGCAACGTCCAGTTCACCGGCAGGATCAACCGCAGCGCCAGGCTGTCAGTCTGGAACATCGAGCGCGTGGGAGCTGCCACGACACCTGGTGTGCCAACCGTGCCGATCTGCGCCGGGTTGGTGTCCTCCATGTGGAGGGTTGCCTGGTCGCTCACCTCGAAGCGCGGAGCCTCGGCACCGACCGAAACGAAATCGGCGGCGTCGAGCGCAATCACCGTGCCAGCCGGCACATGGCCGCTGTCGATGATTGGCCAGCCAGACATGCTGCCTGCCCGCACTTCGTCGCGGAACGGGAAGGCACCGCTGTTCGGCCCGACCGTGAATCCGATGCTGTTGAGCTGCTGCGGATTCATCAGCCAGACAGGATTGCGCAGATTGCCGTTCGTGCCAGTGAGCAGCGCGGCAGTGATCTGCTTGATGTCACCGACCAGGGCGTTGAAGCCGCCGCCGGTCGTGGCCGTCAAGGC